AGAGATGTGTATAAGAGACAGGGCCTTGGTGACGGGTGCGACGGCGAGGGCGGTGACGGCCTGGCTGGTCTGCCGGTCGAACAGGACGCCGTTGGAGTCGGGGTAGATCACCGCGGCGAACGTCGACTTGGCAAGGTCGGTCTCGTTGACGTCCCGGTCGCCGTCGAGGGTGATGACCGCGTAGTTGCGGGTGATCAGCCTCTCCACCAGGCCGGTCGACGAGTCCCTGGTCTCGAACGCGATCTTCGTGTTGATCGGCTTGGGGACGACGATCTGCGTGGCCGTCGACCCGGGCCACAGCAGGGCCCGGGTGGTGGGGTTGTCCTCCAACGTCGAGAACTTCTTCGTGAGCTTGAAGTTCTTGCGGCTGGTGCGGACGATGATGCCGCCCCAGGCGTAGTAGTCGGCGGTGTCCTCGTCGCGCGACTCGGGCATGCCGTCGTCGCCGTCGAGCAGGCCGGTCAGGTTCCAGCCGGCGCCGAACGGGGTGTTGGCGTCGGCGGGGTTGGCGGTGGCGAGGTTTGCGGCGATCCAGACGTCGGCGTCCGTCCACAGCCTCGCATTGGTGGTGTCTCCGGACATGCCGGTCCTCCGAAGGGTTGGTCAGATCAGGGGGGTGGGCGCGATGTTGGCGGTGAGGGTGCAGGTGGCGAGGTCCACGCCCGAGTCCTGGTCGACGCCGGGCACCGGGCCGGTGCCGGGGCGGGTCGAACGGATCACCGGCCCGCCCGCGGTGTGCAGCAGCGCCGCGGCCAGCTGCGCGAGGTCGTGCGCCTGGTCTGCGTCGGCGTGCCAGACGCTGATCCTCAGCAGCACCTGAGCGTTCAGTCTCGACGGCGCGGGAGTGGCGTCGTCGACGGCGACCAGGACCAGAGGCAGGTGTGGGGCCTCGGGGGTGCGGGACGCCGGCACGCGGGTGGCGACCGTCGCGCCGGTGGCGTACGGCTCGGGCCGTGCCCCGAGTGCAGATCGCAGGATGCCGGCCGCGGCGGCCGCGGCGTCGGGGAACAGGACGGCGGCCTTCACCCGCCGCGGACCTTGACCTCGGCGCCGAGAGCGGCGGCGGCGCGGGTGAGCAGGCCGTCGCGGGCCTGCCAGGCCATGGACGCGGGGTCGGTGACGGTCACCGCAGCGCCCTGCCGGTCGGTGGTGTAGGCGGTGACCTCGACCGTGCTGGGGTCGAGGCCGGGGTGGGCGGCCCGGACGCGGCCGGCGACCTGCGCGGCCGCCTCGTCGACCAGGGCCCGCACCTCGGGACCGGTCAGGACCTCCCGCACCCCGGTGCGGTTGAGGGTGAACTCGACGGTGCTGCGGGGCATGTGGTCCTCCTGGTCAGCCGGTGGAGCGGCGCATCTGCCACGCCACGTGGTGGACGGAGCCGGTGATCGGGTCGTACCAGCGGCCGACCTCGCCGATGACCTCGCACAGCAGGCCGCCGTACTCCATGCGGTCGCCGGAGCGCACGTCGGCGTCCTGGCCGGGGGCGGTGAACACCTGCCAGCCCTCCAGGACCGAGGTGCGGGTGGCGTCGGTGCGCTCGGTCTGCAGGGTCGGCTGGACGGACAGGCCGGTCAGCTCCAGGCGGGAGACCCCCGTCGGGGTCCAGTCCGAGACGGTGTTGCCGCCCCGGTCGGTGCGGGTGCCCGCGCGCACGCGGACCATGCTCTGGAAGAACACCCCGTTCCTCCTCTCACCAGCAGCCGTGCCGTTCCGGATCGGACCAGCCCCACGGGGCCTGGTCGGCGAGGGGGACGCTGTAGGCGGCGTGGGTGCCGGGGTCCTGCTCGGCCGGCAGCAGCGCGGCCAGCTCGTCGTCGGTCAGGTACAGGCCGCCGTCCTCGCCGAGCGTCTCGGAGTACGCCCCGATGGTGCGGGCCCGGTAGCCGCCCGGGTTGGCCATCACCCGGCGCACAACGCCGACGGTGACCGCCCGGGCCATGTCCGCGTCGGGTTCGAACCCGGCGGGCAGGCGGGAGCGGATCAGCGCTGAGGCGTCGTCCAACAGGGCAGTCACCTGGGCGAGTTGGACGCCGGCGAGGGTGACGGCGGCGCGGGCCTCGTAGTCGGCGACCGTCGCGAACGCCGCCACCGGCTACTCCGCCTCGATGATGCCGGCGGCCTCGCACGCCGCGATGAGGTCCTCGCGGGACGCCTTCTCGCCAGTCTCGACGCCGGCGGCGGCCGCGAACTCTGCCCAGGCCGCCGTGCCGGACCCGGGACCGGAGCGCGGCGGCGCCGCCGGGGCCTTCGCCGTGCCGGACCCTTCTCCCGCCCCGGCCGGGTCCTGGGGTCCGGGAAGCAGGGCGGCCGCCGGGGCCGGAGGGCTGGCCGAACTCCCGCCCCACAGCTTGGGGTTGGTGAGCTGGGCCTCGGCCCAGGCGGGGACCGGATCGCCGGGCGTGAAGTGCACCGCCCGCCCGTCGGCGCCGATGGCGTGCGTGTGCACGACCAGGATCATCTGCTCCATGTCGTCCTCTCCCATCAGGCCACGTCCGCGCAGAAGGAGAGGTCGGGGTTGGCGAGGACGGGCAAGCCGATCGCGGCGGCCTTCGTCCACAGCGCCACCGGCTCCTTGGTGGAGTAGGCGCCCGCGACGATGCCGGGCTCCGCGTCGGCCAGGTTGAACTCCGGCTCCAGGGACTCGGCGGTGGTGCCCCACAGGGTCGCGCCCAGCTGCGACGTGGAGGGGTCGTTCGCGTCGCCGGGGGCGGGCAGCAGCAGCACCCGGTCGTCGGGGATCAGGCGGGTGGCGACCTGGCCGACGCGGACCTGGGCGTCGTTGATGTAGATCGGCGGCAGGCCGAACGCGGCGAGCACGTTGTTCACGGTGTCCTGGGTGACCAGGGTCGCCGAGGTGCCGCCCGGGTAAGCGAGCGCCTTGATCTGGGCGTTCTGCAGCAGGTAGCCCATGACGCGGCGGGAGGTGACGATCGCCCCGGGCTCCTCGCCGTTGCTGGCGACGTAGGTGTCGCGCCAGGTCATCAGGTCCGTGATCGGAGTCGCGGAGGCCGTGTTCGACCACACGGTGCCGGCGGTGACGGTGTGCCCCGCCTTGCGGCCGAAGTCGACGGTCGCGGTGATGCCGTTCTCGGCCAGGACGATCTTTCCGGAGTACAGGGCCTCGCCACGGGCCATCTCCATACGGGCGGCGACCGCCCGGGTCATCCGGTCGGCGTCGGAGAGGATCGCGTTCCGGATCGCGCCGGCGCGCCGGTCGGCGGCGCGCTGGCGCAGCCGGTCGTACTCGCCCAGGCGGATCTTGCGGCCGATCGGCGGCAGCTCGCCGGTGACGCGGGCCACGCCGGGCCGGGAGCCGATGCTGTTCTCCGCGTCGTAGGCGCGGAAGGTCGCGGCCTCGACCAGGCCCTCCCCGCCCTTGGTGAAGCGGTACTGCAGGTCGTCGATGGTGCTGTTCGGCAGCCAGCGCGACAGGGTGAAGCGGTTGGTGTTGAGGTCCGCCAGGGCGGTGCGGACGTAGCCGGTCAGCTCGGCGGGCCCGATGTAGTCGGTGGTGAGCAGCATGCGTCATCCCCTCTCAGCGGATGTCGAACTTGGCGGCGAGGTCGGTCGTGCCGTTCGCGTCGAGGCTGGCGGGGATCGGCAGCAGCGACTTGATCACCGCGCCGTGCCACAGCAGGGCGCCGGACACGCGCACCGTGTTCACGGACGGCGCCTTGATGGCGCAGAACAGGAACCCGACGGCGGTCTGCCGGCCGTCGGCGGCGGCGTCGTCGTAGGGCCCGTACAGCCCCGACGCGGTGATCTTTCCCAGGACCAGGCCGGAGGGGAGGTGCCCGGTCGGGTAGTGGGTGCCGGCGGTGAACGTCGAGACGTCCAGGGTGATGCTCTTGGCGCTGCTGGTGCCGTGTTCGGAGGCGAGCCAGGACTGGTCGTCCTGCTGCCACGTCTCGACGATCGGGGCGAGGTTCACGGGTGGTCTCCCTCCACGGGGACGGGGGTCAGGTGGTCTTCTTGTGGCGCTGCGCGTACAGGTCGGCGCCGGCCTCGACGGAGTCGGTCGTCCTGCTGCTCTGGGAGCCGCCGCGGGCGCCCTGGTCGAAGCCGCGCTGCTGGCCGCTGTCGCCGCCGCTCTTGGCGGGGGCGAGGCGGTTGACGAGCTCGGCCAGGCCCTTCTCGTCGACTTCGCCGTCCTCGCCCACGTAGCGGGTGAGGTTGAGGTCGGCGGCGACGTCGGCGGCGTTGGTGATTCGGCCGGCGGCCGCGGCGATGAAACCTTGGCGGGCCAGCAGTCCGGACAGGCGTGAGCGCTCCTCGCCGCGGGCCTTCGCGGTGGCCTCCTCGACGAGCCGTTCCGCGTCGGACATGCCCTGCCGCTTGAGCTCGTCGCGTTCCTTCGCGGCCGCGGCGTTGACCTTGGCGTTGGCCTCGTGCTTGCGGGCCAGGGCCTTCCACTTCTCGGCCTCGGCCGCGTAGTCGACCTGCTTGCCGTCGCCGTCCGTGCCGCCGTCGCCCGCGGCGGCCTTGCCGTCCCCCTCGCCGCCGTCGGCGTAGAACACGGCGGAGGCGAGCGGGCCGCGGGTGTAGGGGTGGGCCCAGGCGGTGGCGTGGCGGGTCAGGTTGCGCGTGCGCATGGTGGTGTCTCCCGTGTCGGGTGGGTGGGGTGCGGCGCCGTGTCGGCGCGCGCGGTCACTGCCCGGGGATGTCGGCCGGGCCGGTGAAGTTCTGGCGGCGGACGGCCAGCAGGGGGCCGAGCTCGCCGTGCTCGCGGGTGATGATGACGTCGCGGTAGTCGGTGGTGCGGCCGCCGCGGTCGGAGGCGCCGGTGCCCTTGGCGACCGCGGCGTGCGCGGCCTCCAGCAGGTCGGGGTCGATGACCGGGGCGGCGTCGCCGGGCAGCGGCTTGACGCCGCAGTCGCAGCCGGGGTGGATGGGCATCAGCTTCTCGCGCTTGTAGCGCTGGGTGGAGGCGATGGTGCACATCGCGCAGTTGTGCGAGCCGCGGAGCACCCGGCGGTAGTAGGGGCAGCGGCCGTCGGCGGCGAGGACCTGGCGGCTGGCCTGGGTGCGGGCGAGCTGCAGGTCGGTGCCGGTGATCGAGACGAGCCGCTGCCGGCCTTCGGCGACGGCCTGGGTGAGCGGCTTGCCGTCGGACAGTGCCGTCCAGATGCTGGTGAACGGGCGCGCGTACACCTCTTCGGCGGGGGTGCCGCGCAGGGCCTGGGCGAGTTCGACGCCCTGCGGGGCGGCGGTGGTGCCGAGCATGTCGCCGATGACCTCGGACAGGTAGGCGTCGGTGAGGGCGCCCATCTGCTCCTGGGCGCCCAGGACGGCCGGCAGGATCTGCTCGACGAACGCGGCCGCGTTGGCGCTGCGGTACTCGGCCAGGGCGTCGAAGCGCGCGGTGACCAGCGCCAGGGTGCGCTGCCGCAGCGCGGTGGACACGCTCGCGTACCGCTGGTCGAGTGCGGCCTGCAGCTCGGGGTTCACGGCCCGGCCGCCGCAGCGGCGGGCGGTGCGGCGGCGGCCTGGAGGAGGGCGGCGCCGGCGGCGGCCGCGGTGATACGCCGCACCCGCTGCGGGGACTCGCCGAGGTCCTCGGCCAGGACCGCCAGCGGGTAGCCGATGGACGACTTCTTCGTCGCGGCGTCGGCCAGCACCGACGGGTTGAGCTGGCGCGGGTCCTGCCAGCGGACCTCGGCCTGGGTGTAGTCCCTCTCGACGCCGGCCTGCCGTGCGCACAGCGCCATGACGTCCTCCCAGGACTCGCCGAGCGAGGCCGTGTACTCGCTGATCTTCGCGAGGTGGTTGATGTCCAGGGCGTTGACGGTGTCCGCAGAGATGTTCACCAGGTCGGAAGCGAAGTAGTACGCGGGGGTGTGCGAGAGGACGAGCATGTCGCGCACGTCCGACTCGTGCTCCTTCAGGAACCCGGACAGGTCCGTGGCGTCCAGCTGCCCGAACTTCACGTTCTCGCCCTCGGACGCCCACAGGCTCGCGGGCGACGGCACGAACGGCTGGTCGACGATGAACTGCCCGGGCCGAGCCGGGTCCGGGCGCTTTGCGAACTTGTGCCCGGTCACATAGCCCTGCCGGAACGCCGAGTACCGGGCGGCGGTCATGCGGTTCAGGACACCGAGGTTGATGCGGTCCTGGATGTCGGTGACCCGCGCGAACTCGGCCTCCGGCTCCTCCAGCAGCTCGGTGCGGGCCGTGAACTCCACCACCGGGTTCAGCCCGAGGTCGTGGCCCTGGACGTCGCCGTCCAGCGACCAGGACTCCGGGCCCCACGGCAGCCGGCCGGGGCCGCGCCGCGCAGTGGTGTAGCGCACGAGCCTGGCGCTGCCCAGGTAGAGGGTGGCGCGGCCCACGCGGTCGACGTCGTCCCACCACGCCTTCAGCGCGGCGAGCACCTCGCCAGTGGCGGCGTCGCGTTCGACCACCACCTGCCGCGGGTGCTCGATCGAGATCAGCGGCGAGCGGCGGCCGTTGCTCTCGGTGCGGGTGGGGTGCGGGCCGACGATCGCGTAGCCGGTGGCCTGGGTGGCGACCGTGCGGTAGAGCAGCTTCTGCCGGGAGTCGAGGCGGTTGGCCTGCCACCAGCGCTGGGCGTCGTCGTCGGGACGGCCCTGCGCGTCCTGGACTCCCAGGACGAGCAGGCGGTGCACGACCGCGTCCGCGACCGGCGCGCAGAAGTTGGTGCGGGCCTTGCGCTGGAACGCGGCGAACGCCTCGCTCGCGCGCTTGGGCAGTTCCGGCAGCGGGTGGTCGCCGTCGTAGTAGCGCCGCCACACCTCCAGCTGGCCCTGCCGGGCCGTCAGGCGACGGCCGAGCCGCAGCAGCCACCAGCCCGGCGAGCGGGGCGTGCCGGTGTCGTCGAGCACCCGGGCACCTCCTCTCAGAACGTGAAGCCGCCCATCTCGGGCTCCTCCTCGGCGAGGCCCTTGGCGACCGCGTCCAGGCGGCACTGCCAGGCGAGCATCGCCGCGACCGCAAGGTCGATCTTGTCGGGGCTGTCGGGGTGGGCCTTGGCCATCTGCATGCCCGAACGCCCGGGCCGCCGCCGGGCGTTGAGGATGTGCCGGGTCAGCGGCCCGGAGCCGTCGTGCGTCAGCTCCCGGTCGACGATCGCGGAGTTGAACTTCTCCAGCATCCGGACGATCAGCACGGCCCGGCCGCCGGTCATCCACCACTCCACCGGGTGGTCCCGGGAGGCCTTCACCCGCAGCCGCGGGCCGTAGGCGGCCTCCCACGCGGCCACGTGCCCCTCCCACTTCGCGGGGTCGGCGTAGAAGCCGACCACGTCGAAGCGGTCGAAGGCGTCCGCGACCGCCGCGAGGACCTCCAGGATCGGCACCCGCCAGTCCTTGCCCTCCGGCCCCGGCGGCTGTTCCCACACCCCGAGCTGGAAGAGGTGCCCGTCGGAGACGCGGCAGCCC